CCGCCTATCCCTAACATTAATATTAATCCATTTGAGTAAAAATAAATGCCAGTACAGACAAGACCCGTTTTATCAAAATTATCATCACCAGGTCCTTTCTTAGCAAAGATAGTTAGCCACTTAGATCCGTTCTTTATGGGAACACTGCAAGTTGAGTTATTGAAAAATGTAGGTAACATTCCAAATAGAGATGGCCAGATTTTTCAAGTAAAATATCTAACACCCTTTTACGGTGTGACAAGTGTAGATCACTTGGGTAAGAATGCAGATTATAACGATACACAAAAGTCCTACGGAATGTGGATGGTTCCGCCAGATGTAGGCACTATTGTAATGGTTATTTTTGTTGAAGGTGATCCTAAACAAGGTTACTGGATAGGATGTGTGCAGGATCAACATATGAATTTCATGATTCCAGGTCTTGCTGCAACAGAATTATCAAACGGATCAGGCAAAGTACCAGTAGCAGAGTTTAATAAGCAAACAAATGATTTGACTCATACAGATACTACTAAAATAAAAAAGCCAGTGCATCCATTTACAGAAGTACTAAAGGCACAGGGATTAATAGAGGATGAAGTTAGAGGCGTAACAACTAGTTCGGCTCGAAGAGAAGTACCTAGCACAGTGTTTGGTATTTCTACTCCAGGACCAGTTGATCGTAAAAAAGGTGCTAAGAAAGGCAAAATCGGAAAATCAGACAGTCGCGTGGAAACATTTGTTAGCAGACTAGGCGGATCAACCTTTGTTATGGACGACGGTGATGCTAATTTTTTAAGAAAAACTTATGCAGCAGACGGTCCGCCGGAGTATTCAAGTGTCGACGATGGCGGTTCAGGACTAACTGATGTACCGCATAACGAACTTATAAGAATACGTACACGAACCGGACATCAAATCTTGTTACATAACTCAGAGGATTTGATTTATATAGCGAATGCCAAAGGTACTGCTTGGATAGAGTTAACTTCAAAAGGGAAAATAGACATATATGCTGCTGATTCGATTAGTATGCACACTGTAGGTGATTTCAATATTACAGCAGATAAGAATATTAATTTAACAGCCAAAGAAAACATTAATTTATACAGTGAAAAATCTGTGTTTGTAACTGCTGATGAAAATTATGAGATATATGCTAAACAAGATGGTAAACTTACAGCAGGCGGTTCGACAAATATTCTCAGTGTAGGCTCCCACAAAGAAACTGCTAACGGAATTTATATGAATGGTGTAATTGCTGATGCTGCATTACCAGCAACAAAAGCACCTAGAGTACCGGATCAAGAACCATGGCCTGATCATGAGAATTTGCATGGAACAGATCTTAAAGATGCGAAAATTACCGATACATTTAAGAAAATTGGAAAATAAAAATGGATAAAGAAAAGTCGTTATATCGTCAAGTTGTTGTTTCGTCGTCTGAGGATCGATCATCACCAGTAACTAGTAGGATCTATCGAGGGATTAGCACTATTAGTAATTCGTCAAACAGTTATGCATTATATGATATTAGTTTGATCAAACAAGATATTCTAAATCACTTTCATATACGAAAAGGTGAAAAGTTAGAAAATCCTAATTTTGGTACTATTATATGGGATGTATTGTTTGAACCATTAACTGAAATTCTTAAGAATGCAATTATTAACGATGTCACAGAAATTGTTAATTACGATCCTCGCGTTACTGCCGATAGCATTGTAGTTACACAATATGATTCGGGCATACAAATTGAGTGTAAACTAACTTATCTTCGATATAGCATAAGCGAACAGTTACAGTTTAAATTCGATCGCGATAATAGTATTGGTTAACGAAATATCTGATCAGATAATGATCAGATAAATATCTGTATCGAGGAACCCATCAAATGCCTAGTACAGATAGACAAAATAGACTTATCGTTTCTGAAGACTGGAAGCGTATATATCAAAGTTTCAGAAACGCTGATTTTCAATCTTATGATTTCGACAATTTAAGACGAGTAATGGTCTCGTATTTGCGAGAAAATTATCCGGAAGATTTTAACGATTATATTGAATCAAGCGAATACCTTGCACTTATTGATCTAATAGCATTTTTAGGACAAAATCTTGCATTTAGATTTGACCTAAATGCTCGTGATAACTTTTTAGAATTAGCAGAACGTCGCGAATCAGTTTTAAGATTAGCAAGACTTTTAAGTTATAATGCTAAAAGAAATATATCAGCAAATGGTCTATTAAAATTTAATGCGGTTCAAACCACTGAAACTATTACTGATAGTAATGGTAGAAACATGTCTGGTCAAACTATTCTCTGGAACGACTCTGCCAATCCAAATTGGAAAGATCAGTTTGATAGAGTATTAAATGCTGCATTACCGACAAATTCCCAGATAGGAAAACCGATTGATACACAGGTTATTTCGGGAGTGCCAACTGATCAATATCGTTTTAATTCTAATAATCCTGGTCTTCCTGTATATTCATTTGTAAAAAGTATCGATGGTAGAAATGTTATATTCGAAATTGTGTCAAGTTCGTTTTATCAGACTGATTATATCTTTGAAGAGCCGCCATTAGACGGAAATAGTCTAGCATTTTTATATAGAAACGACGGCAGAGGGGCAGCTAGTACTAACTCGGGATATTTTGCTTATTTTAAGCAAGGTACAATTCAAACAGGCGAGTTTACTTTAACAAGACCGACTACTAATCAAACAGTAGACCTTGATGCAGTTAACATTAACAATGACGATATTTGGTTGTATAGTCTAGACGAAACAGGTATAGAACAAGATCTATGGTCTAAAGTAGACTCTGTTGAAGGTAATAACATAATCTATAACAGTGTTAAGAAAGACATTAGAAAGATTTTTAGCGTATTAACTAGGTCGTCTGATCGAGTAAGTTTATTATTCTCAGATGGTGTATTCGGGGACTTGCCGCAAGGAACGTTTAAAGTATATTATCGTACAAGTAACAATCTATCTTATGTAATTAATCCAAAAGATATTAAAAGTATATCTATTGATGTACCGTACATAAGCAGTACAGGAACACAAGAAACGTTAACAATCACGCTAGGATTAAAATATACTGTTAATAATGCTTCGGCGTCGGAGACTTCTGAATCTATTAAGTCTAACGCTCCTGCAACTTATTATACACAGGGACGAATGATCACAGGTGAAGACTATAACGTATTACCGTTGTCAATTAACCAGGAAATCCTTAAAATAAAATCAATTAATCGTGTTAGCAGCGGAATTAGCCGATTCTTTGATCTTAAAGATACTACTGGAAAATACAGTCATACAAACTTATTTGGTGCTGACGGGATAATTTATAAAGAATATCGTGATAAAACAACTACATTTACGTTTAGGAACACTACTGATATTAGTTCGGTTATATCAAACATAATTGAACCTATTATAACAAGTCGAGAAGTTCAAGATTTTTATATTGATAAATTTCCTCGAATTGATTTTTCAACAAAGGATTATTATTTTTCTACAGTAACATTAGCAACTAATCGATCGACTGGATTTTTTGTAGAAACATATCCGGTCCTAAATTCTACTTCTGCATTGAGTCTTGGATCGTTTACTGATTCAAAGTTGACTCATATTGTACCAAATGCTCTAGTTAAATTTCAAGTAACCCCAGTTCGAGCAGGTACATTTGTTCCTGGATATACATATACGATTACTTCATTAGGCACAACTAATTTTAAGTCATGTGGTGCAAAGAACAATGTTGTCGGGGAAACATTTGTAGCAATTAATACTGGTACTGGAACAGGAACAGCTAAATTTGGGACTTCGGATTATATTTGGTCCAAGGTTATTAGTGTAGCAGGAAGTGGATTAGGAGTTGAGAATTCGGGTATACAAGCATCGGGGTTAGGTACAGTAACATTTAATGATATTATACCATCTGGATCGAAGATTGTAGAAATTATCACAAAATATTCTTTATCGTTTAGCACTGATCTTAAAAGTCGTTTGATAAATCTGATTTATAATAATTCTGATTTAGGGATAAGATACGACAATGATTCGTATGAATGGAAAGCAATATCTCAGAGTAATCTTGATCGTATTAGTTCATTTAGTCTTGACGATGCAGGAAATATTACTTCTCAACAAAAAGATGCAAGTTGGATAATTTTGTTAGAAACTGATGGTAGTTATTATACAGTTACGTATCGAACTGCTAGATATGTTTTTGAAAGCGAAGAAGAAATAAGGTTCTTCTTTGATTCAACTGACAAAGTATATGATTCAAATTCTGGTAAAATTATAAAAGATTCTGTAACTGTTTTATCAGTAAACAAAGATCCAACGACTGATCAATCTTTATTATTGGATTACAGATGGAGCATATTAGACAGTTGTAAAGGAGTTAATGGGTATATTGATACTAAGAAGATCGTCATAGGATTTAACGATTCTGATGATGACGGAATTATTGATAACCCTGATATATTCGACATTGTAGTATCACCAGATACTGATGTTGTTATGAAATATATCTTCCAAAAGAAAAAAATATCTACTGACGGATCAGTGGATTTCTTCTACTATAAAAATAGCGACGATTTTATCAAGGTATACGAAACAACTAGCGACATAGATAAAACTACTATAGTTAGCGATCAGTTAGTTTATATTATCGATAAAAATTTAGTTAAAAACTTTAAATATTTAGGATACATAACCGGGGGATCAGGATACGTATCGGGGGTATATGAGGGTAAGATATTAAAATACGAATCAGGTACAGTA